GCTATGCAAAAGCGTAGGCGTTTTGAGGATTTGATTGTAGAAGCCCTTGAGATTCCAGAGTCTTTAGACGGAACAGAGAACTTTGATGTTGGTAACTACAAGCTCAAGATCGTTGGCCGACTCAATCGTAAGATTGATGCAGAGAAGTTGGCGGAGATTGCTAAGGAGAATGGTCTGTCTGACCACCTTCAAAGCCTATTCCGCTGGAAGGCAGAGATGAATGTAACAGCATGGAAGTCAGCAGCAGAAGCAATTACCCGCCCACTTTTGGGCGCGGTAACAACCGAGCCGGGTCGCCCCAGCTTTTCAATTCAAATTAAGGAGCAATAAAAATGGCCGCATTAGATGAAACCTTTGAACTAAGCAAGATGTCACAGCCATCAAACTCGTTTGCGCCGTTACCAGAAGGTTGGTACGAGGCAACGATAACTGGTGCTGAAGTTAAGGCCACAAAGTCTGGGACCGGCAAGTACATTGCGATTCGCTTTGACATCACCGGCCCGACACACCAGGGTCGTTTGGTTTTCGCCAATATCAACATTCGCAACGCAAACCCTGCCGCTGAAAAGATTGGCAAGGAACAATTTGCTGCGATCATGTTAGCTGGTGGGCTTGCAACGGTTACTGATTCAGACCAGCTTGTTGGCGCAAGCATGAAGATTGATCTTGGTATCGAGAGCAGCGCGGAATACGGAGACAAGAACCGCGTTAAGTCGTTCAAGGCTTTGTCAGGTGCTATGCCATCAGATGCATCAAAGTCTGCAAAGAGTGGGAGCGCCCCTCCTTGGACAACGAAGTAAAATAACGGAGACCCTGCCCGAAAGGGTGGGGTTCATTATATGAAAATCCCAGAACCAATTAATTCATTATCGGCCCTGATTGACAAAGCTCACGAGGATCGGCAGGAGCCTCCGCGCCCCCACCTTGGGGCATCTCTTCTGGGCCATCCGTGTGATAGATGGTTATGGCTATCCTTTAGGTGGTCAGTAATCGAGAGGTTTCAGGGAAGAATCTTGCGCCTTTTCCGGCGCGGCCAGAATGAGGAGGCTCAAATCGTAAGCGATCTGAGGGCCATAGGCATAAACATAGTATCAACTGGCGGCGCTCAGAGCCGGGTTGATTTTGGCTCTCATGTATCTGGTAGCCTGGACGGTGTGATTACGCACGGAGTGCCGGAAGCGCCGGCAAAGAAGCACATAGCCGAGTTCAAGACTCACGCCAAGAAGTCATTTGATGATCTAGTTAAGTCTGGTGTTGAGTCTAGTAAGCCCGCGCATTTCATTCAGATGCAGGTCTATATGCTGGGCAAGAAGATTGACCGTGCATTATATGTTGGCGTGTGCAAGGACGATGACCGTATCTATACCGAGCGAGTACGGCTTGATAAGGCGGTTGCGGAGAAGGCTGTTGCTCGTGGGGTCAGGATCACGATGCTGGACCGGATGCCGGAGCCATGTGCCGGAGCTTCACCAGACTGGTATCAGTGCAAGTGGTGCCCGGCGCACAAGTTCTGCCATGACACTAAGCTCACCAAAGAGATCAACTGTCGCACCTGCGCCCACTCTACGGCCACCCCAGAATCGAAATGGACTTGTGCTAGGTATGACAACATTGAACTGGCGGTAGAGAATCAGCGCACTGGCTGCAACTCTCATGTATTACACCCAGACCTTGTGCCGTGGGATAGGGTAGATAGCGACAACGCGCACGAGGCTGTCTACCTCATTGATGGCAAGCCCGTCAGGAATGGCGAGGCAGGTGACAACTGCTTCTCCAGTAAAGAAATAGTCTCCAACCCCAATGCCTGCGCCAATCCAGATGAGATTATTAATGGGCTGAGGGCGGAGTTTGATGCAAGGATCTGCGGATGAGTGAGGCAACTCTAAGGGATTACCAGCGGCGAGTTCTTGATGATCTTGGTAAATGGTTTGAGATAAGCAAGCTCAAGCACCCGTGCATTGTACTTCCCACTGGGTCTGGCAAGAGTCACATTATTGCGGTGTTCTGCAAGGAAGCGATACAGAGCTGGCCCGGCACCAAGATCTTGATGCTGACACACGTTAAGGAACTGATTGAGCAGAACGCTACCAGGATGCGTGAGCACTGGCCCGATGCGCCGATGGGGATCTACTCATCAGGCATGGGCCTGCGCCAGCTTGGGAAGCCAATAACATTTGCCGGCATACAGTCTGTCAGGAAGAGGGGGCATGAGATTGGTCATGTCGATCTAATCATTATTGACGAGTGCCATCTCGTGGGCCACAAGACTGAGGGCGGGTATCGGACGCTGATAGATGTCCTGACCGCGATCAACCCCAACCTGCGGGTAATAGGTTTGACCGCCACCCCATACCGCCTGGGGCATGGAGTTATCACTGACAAGCCCGCCATATTCGATGAGCTGCTGATGTCTGTTGATATACCTGAATTGATACACAAAAAGTTCTTAGCAACACTAAGGTCTAAAAAAACTAAAGCTGAGTTAGATGTCTCATCAGTCCACAAGCGTGGCGGGGAGTTCATTGAGAGTGAGCTACAGTTTGCAGTCGATACCGATTTACAGAATTCTAGGGTAGTGACAGAGGTGCTGGATATGGCCGGCGACAGGCGCTCTTGGCTATTCTTTTGCTCTGGCGTAGAGCACTCAAAGCATATTGCTGATGAGCTTAATTGGCGTGGCATTATGGCGGAGACAGTTACTGGGGATACACCCAAGAAGGAGCGGGAAAGAATACTGAAAGATTTCCGCAGCGGAAAGATCAGGGCGCTGACCAATGCCAATGTTCTGACCACTGGCTTCGATCATCCTGACCTTGACCTGATTGTGATGCTGCGCCCAACCATGAGTGTTGTGTTATACATTCAGATGGCGGGTAGGGGGATGCGCCCGAAGAGCCACACCAATCATTGCTTGGTGCTGGACTTTGCTGGAAATGTTGCCCGTCATGGGCCGATCACCAATGTCGAGCCACCAGAAAGGGTGTCCGAAGGTGGTGGCGCACCACCAGTCAAGGTATGCCCGGAGTGCCAGGAGTTTGTGCATCCGTCTACGAAGATCTGTCCTGCATGTGAGTATGTGTTCCCGGAAAAGGAGAAGCCTCGGCTAAAGCTCCGTAACGATGACATCATGGGGTTGGAGGGAACTGATATGGCGATTGAGTCATGGGCGTGGTGCGCTCATACTAGCAAGCAGTCCGGCAAGGATATGCTTATGGTGAGGTACTATGGCAGGGGTATGTCAGATCCAATTGTGAGCGAATACTTTTGCATCACCCATGATGGGTTTGCTGGTGACAAGGCCAGGACTCTATTGATGCAAATAATCTGGAAATCTAAGGTAATTCCTGGAGGGTATGAGGTTGACGATGACATGGAGAAGAACTCTGTGTTCCTGAATCAATTAAAGGCCCCGAAAAATATAATATTCAAGCGTGACGGAAAGTTTTTTAGAGTTACTGAAAGGAGCTGGGAATGAAAACGGAGCACGAGGAGCAGCGCGAACTGGTGCAATGGTTTAGGCGTAGCGGATCGGTTCGGATATTCGCCATACCAAATGGCGGAGCTCGGTCGGCAGGCACTGGCGCCAGACTCAAGGCTGAGGGCGTAAGCTCTGGGGTGCCAGATCTCTATATCCCTGCGTGGAACCTATGGATTGAGATGAAGCGCGAGAGCGGTGGAACAGTAAGCGCCGCACAAAAGGACTGGATCGATTACTTGGAGAGTGTTGGTCACACTGTGATTGTGGCCCGTGGAAAGGATGCCGCCATTGAGAGTATCTGTAAGTTTATTGCAGAATTCAAAGAGGATGAGTAGTAGTTATCTCTAATTATGGTGGTACAGGCCAGTATCTATATGGCTTCTATCTCTAAGGTAATAATTGTTAACTTAAACAAGTGGCATTGTTAAGTTAAGGTACGTCTTGCGCCCAATAGGTACGTCTTGCGCCCAGCGTGACAAGTCAGCGCCTATCGTGACATGTCACGGGAATCTGGGAAACACTGGGAATCCCACGTTAATACCGCTCTTAATACCGCTCTTCATACCGGTATTTACTCTGAAACCCATCACCCATAGGGTTTATGATACCGCTCTTAATGCCGGTATGATCCTGTTTAATACCGCTCTGGGGAAAATGGGGACAAAAAAAGAGAGCCGGTAGCTGGAGGGCGCGGCTCTCTGTACTGCAGGCTCTTCTACCAAGAAGAGATGTAATTATAGCAGAGCCACCTAACAGTTATATGTATCTTTTAAGACAATAAATGGTTCTCCTTAGATAATAATACTTGACATTGAATATATTAATAATTAGACTTGGCAAAGCAATATAAAAACAGGAGGTAACAAAATGAAAGTACTACCAGTAACCGCCAAGTTTAAGCCGATGCAGCCGAGGACCACCCTCACTAGCCACACTACTGCGGAGGAAAAGAAGTTCTTAAACAAGATAGGAACCTATGGGGATAATATTAACTTGCCCAGAGGGAGGTATATTGAGATGTATATGCAAACGATTGACAAGAGAAGCAACTGGGGGAGTATCAATAAACATGATGTGATAGAACACTGCCAGTATCTTTTAAATAAGGAGAAGAAATGAAATACATACTCGGAATCTACATGTTACTAATAGCAAGCATGGCGTATGCCGCCTGCCACACAAGCTCTACTTTTATAAATGGAAAGCTTACGGTATGTACTACGTGCTGCTCGGATACAGGCTGTAACACAACATGTGTCTAACAAAACAAGGGATTAAAAAAATGGAAGAGAATGAACGCTTGGTACCTTACTCAGTCAATCTAACTAAGGGAATGTATGAAGCTCTAAAGAAAGCAGCGGAGCGTAGGCAGGCATCCCGCATGGTACGTGATGCGATCACTATGATATTGGAAGGACATAGTGAGTTCGATAGCGGCTATAACAAGGGGTTGAGAGACGCTGTTGAGATTGTGGATAATGATAAAATGGCAACTTCAATCGCTTATGACGGGCAGAAGATATCTGACATCATTAACGACCAGCTAACGTGTTTGATTAAATAGTTGGGGAGAACACATGAGTACAAGAGAAGAACTAGAGAAGGCTGTTGTGGATGCTAGTGATGCTTGGTATGCCGCTGATGATGCTAGGGATGTTGCAGAGGTTGCTTATAATGCTGCATTTGCAGCTTTGGCTGATTATGATGAGAAGAACACATGAGTAAGCCGACTAGAGTGCATTTAGGTGTGAGTCCAAGCGAGTTTAAAACGATGCTCAAATTACGAGGTCATAAAGTGGACCGAGATTGTTTTAAATATAGTCCTCAGACTGTTTACAGAAATAGACTCTATCGCTGGAGGCATTGGGCTGACGAGGGTTTTGTTGTGGATATTAGTTGCAAATTATCAGAGTTTGATAGGTGGGCGAATAGCACAGACCAAACGATCACATTCGTCGAATGGAAAATTAAGTCTGATTTAAAGGAGAAGAACACATGAACTCTAACTACGATACTAGCCCTAGAACTCTTAGAGAAGGCTCAGAGCGTTTTGATGCTTAATCCGAACAAGCTATATTTTTTAGGAGAATTATGAATGAGCTGGCTTTATTCGCGGGTGCTGGTGGAGGAATACTTGGGGGGCAATTGCTTGGATGGCGAACCGTCTGTGCCGTTGAGTGGGAACCCTACCCCGCAAGCGTACTGTGCGCCAGACAGAATGAAGGACTTCTTCCGCATTTCCCGATTTGGGATGACGTTCAAACCTTTGACGGAAAGCCGTGGAGAGGAATTGTTGACGTTATATCTGGAGGATTTCCGTGCCAGGACATCAGTTGTGCCGGAAAGGGAGCTGGAATCACGGGTAAACGAAGCGGAATGTGGACAGAGTTCGCGAGAATTATTAGCGAGGTACGACCCCGGCACGTCTTTGTGGAGAACAGCCCAATGCTCACTTCTAGAGGACTTGGAACAGTGCTTGGAGACCTTTCCGAAATGGGGTTCGATGCGGAATGGGGAGTGTTATCAGCAGCCGATGTTGGTGCAAACCACAAACGAGAGAGAATCTGGATATGTGGCCTACTCCGTGCCTGCCGGGGAACGGGGGGTCGAACGGAAAGGCAAAAATGAAAGCCATGTTATGGCCTACTCCAACAGCACACAATGCGAAAGAAAC